ATGTACATTCTAAAGGTAACATATTGTTAGACTATAATTATTTAGCAGTTGAATCCAATAAAGCGTAAAACAATAGTAGAAAAAACAGCAAAAGATTTAGATTTACCTGTAAATCTTGTTGATGAAATAGTTTCTTTTTACTACAAAACAGTGCAAAAAAAACTATCATCAGTTACTCATCATTCTGTAAATGTTCCCAATTTGGGAACTTTTGTAATAAAAAGAAAAGCATTAGAAGAAAAAATAAAAAAGAATATTTTATTTGTACAAAAAATTGAAACAGACGATGATATATCTGTACAAACATATGAGCTTATTATTCAAAAACGAAAAGATATTGCAAGTTATCTTCATTTGTTAGAATTGATGAAATCAGAACAAAAAAGAAAAGAAGAAATAAAACTAAAAAAACAAAAATATAAAAATGGCAAATCCAATTAGAATCTGGAAAAATCGTGGTCTTATAATGGAGGGTATCAAAAACAACATGTTTAAGACAGCACACGTAGAAAACATTGCATTTTTTAGAAATGAAATATGCAAAGATTGTGAATTTATAGATCATAAAGGTAGCAAATGTGCTGTTCCAATGACACAACCTTGTTGCTCTGAATGTGGATGTTCTTTAAAATTAAAAACAAGATCACTTGCATCTGAATGTCCTAAAGGTTTTTGGAAAGCAGAGCTTACATTAGAAGAAGAACAAGAACTTTTAAAACAAATAAAAGATTAATCATGGCGATAGTATTTGAAGCAGCAACACATTCTTATGTGTCAATTGATCCAGAAGATAAAACAAAATGGATTTCAGTTACAACTTTATTAAGTGCGTTAAAACAACCATTTGATTCTGAGGCAATTGCACTTAAGTGTTCTAAAAATACGCGTAAAGATAATAAGTGGCGTGGCATGACTCCAGAACAAATACAAAAAGCGTGGAAAAGAGAATCTGATAGAGCATGTGCACTAGGTAATTGGTATCATGAACAACGCGAACAAGATATTACTGGTTGTGAAACACTAGTAAGACATGATAGTGAATTACCAGTTATTAAACCTTTACTTGATGGACTTGGTAAAAAATTAGCACCATTACAAAAATTAATTAATGGCATATATCCTGAACACATGGTATATTTAAAATCAGTAGGAATATGTGGTCAATCAGACTTAGTTGAGGTAGTAAACGACACTGTACATATTACAGATTATAAAACCAATAAAGAAATTAAAAAAGAATCATTTAAAAACTGGGAAGGTATTTCAAAAAAAATGCTAGGTCCTGTTTCGCATTTAGATGATTGTAATTTAAATCATTATAACTTACAACTTAGTATTTATATGTATATTATATTGAAACACAATCCTAATTTAAAACCAGGTAAATTAATTATACATCATATTACTTTTGAAGAAGAAGAAGAAAAGGATGAGTATGGATATCCAATTTTAAAGGCATCTGTTGAAGGCGATCCTATTATTCGCGATATAGAAATATACGAACTTCCGTATTTAAAGCAAGAAGTATTAGATGTATTAAATTGGAACATACCTTCTTTTAAATGTTTAGTTAGATTAAGTCATTTTACTCATGACGAAAAAAATTATAATTCTTATCATGATGCGTATGCTTTTGGAATACAATCTGTCACAGGAAAAATACTAACGTTTCACGTTATGACAGATTATGGAATGCTAAGAAGTAGAGTTCCAATAAGTGAAATATTCTTTAAAGAACCTTTACAAGACATACCTGCACATTTTAAACAATTGTGGGATTGTTTTTCTGAAAATGTATCTGTAACAAGTTATGAATATCTTAATTCAAAAAAATGTCAAGTTATACTTAAAGATAAAAGTGTAGTATGGTGTACTTACTTGTTTACAATAGATTGGTTTAACAATCCATATAGCAACGAACCCTCTGATTACAAATGTGGTCACATATTAGTTTCTGATGATGGATATTTATTGTGTCAACCAAACAATAGAATTATTTGGAAAGATAGTAACTGGATAACAAAAGAATTTCCTATAGAAAAATGTAAAATAAAAGTAGATAAAAATTTAATCTCAGTAGAAAGTTATTCTGATAAATGGGTAAGTGAAGACGGAGATTCTTTTTATTATGATATAAATTTAAAACAAAATGGTAAAATTATTTGATATACAAAATGGTACGGTGGTTCCAAGTGAACATTGTTATGTATTAAAAGATTTAAAAATGATAATTGAAACATATCCAAACGATTATCAAAATATTTTTGCGTATCTCTTTTATATGACATGTCCAAATCCTGACATGAATCCGTACTTTGATACGCAAGAACATGAAAAAGAAGAACTTATACTTTCGCAGCTTAATGTCAATTTTAGTACTGAGGATGACGTTATTATTAATGCTCTCAAGCTTTGTAATAAGTTGTATGAAACACCTATATTTCGTGCGTACATGGGTATTAAAAGTGTGTTGGATCGTCTTGGAAGGTATATGGAAACGACTCCGATTGAACATGGTAGAGATGGTAATATCAATTCTATTGTTAATGTTGCAGCAAAGTTTGAACAGATTAGAATGTCGTTTAAAGGTGCGTATAAAGACCATATGGAAGAACAAAAAAGTCAAGTCAGAGGTAATCAACAAGTCGCATATGATCAAATGTAATACAATGGAAACTAATATTTTTTATAACTGGATTTTTCATTACAATCATCATACTGGTTTATGGAGTGCTTTTAACAGAGAAGATTATAATGCTTATTGGAATGGTACAAAAAATAAACATAATATTTATAAACATGCTAGCATCGATGAATTGCTAAAAATATTAAAAGACATTCAATGTATATAACAATACCAACATATGATTATACAACAAATGCATGGTCAATAACAGAATTTGAAACGCGAGAATTATTTGTTGAATTCATGTGGTCTATATTTAAAGAACCTGGTAAATATGAATTTGATGAATGTTCTAATAAATTTAATGAACAAGCAAAGTTTTTTAATAAAAATAACAAAGTATATTGTTATGCACCAATGCGTTCAAAAGATTATGTTGCTTATTGGGATGATCAAAAACTTAAATGTAGAAATGGTGTAATCTATAAAAATAATGGTAAAACATGGTATTTAACTAGAGAATACTACATGTGGTTAAATTTTTTACCAATCTACGATAAAGAAGAAGCACGATTTGGATTTGCTAAAGTTAGAGATGCTCAGTACCATATGGCATTATATGAAGAAATAGGTCGTCATTCATACAAACACGCAGTAATTTTAAAGAAACGTCAGATAGCATCAAGTTATTATCATGGTGCTAAAATGATAAATTATTTTTGGTTTGAAGAAGGTTCTATTAGTAAAATGGCAGGATCACTTAAAGATTACATTAGTGAAAAAGGTACATGGCGTTTTCTTGAAGAATATAGAAACTTTCTTAATACATACACCGCATGGTATAGACCATGTACTCCTGATAAAGTATTAAACTGGGAACAAAAAATTGAAATTAATCAAGGAGGTAAAAAACGTGATATTGGTTTAAAATCAGTAATATTTGGATTAGTGCTTGACAAAGATCCCACAAATGGTGTTGGTGGACCTTGCACTTTGTTTTTTCATGAAGAAGCTGGTATTGCTCCCAAGATGAATCAGACTATAGAGTATTTATTACCAGCAATGAAATCTGGTATGATATACACTGGTCAATTTATTGCAGCAGGTTCTGTGGGTGATTTGGACCAGTGTGAACCATTACGTGAAATGTTATTAAATCCTGATGCAAAAGATATTCTTTCTGTTGAAACTAATTTGCTTAACGACAAAGGTGAAATAACAAAGTGTGGATTGTTTATTCCAGAGCAGTGGTCAATGCTTCCATGTATAGATGAATATGGTAACTCGCAGGTAGAGAGAGCATTAGAAATGATTCTTGAAGAAAGAGCTGATTGGAAAAAGAAACTAAAACCAAATGACTATCAACTTCGTATTTCTCAGAAACCAATTAATATAGAAGAAGCTTTTGCACATAGGTCAAAATCTATATTTCCTTTACATTTAATAACACAACAAATTAGAAGAATAGAAGAAGGAGATTATTATAAAGAATTTTTAGAATTGTCGCGTGATGAAAATGGTAAAGTAATTGCAAAAGAATCTAAAAAGATACCCATATCAGAATTTCCTCTTTCAGCAAAAACACAAGATAAAGAAGGTGTTTTAGTTGTTTGGGAAAGACCAATAAAAGATCCATCATTTGGTATGTATTACGCATCTGTCGATCCTGTTGCTGAAGGTAAAACAAACACGTCTGATTCACTGTGTTCTATCTATGTATATAAAACTTCACAAGAAATAACAACACATAAAGCAGATGGAACAATTGAATCTACAATCGAACGAGACAAAATTGTTGCAGCATGGTGTGGAAGGTTTGATGACTTAAATAAAACGCACGAGAGACTCGAATTAATCATTGAATGGTATAACGCTTGGACAATCTGTGAAAACAACGTCAGCGCTTTTATTCAACACATGATAGCGCGTAGAAAACAAAAATACTTAGTGCCAAAAACACAAATCATGTTTTTAAAAGAAATACAAGCAAACATGAATGTGTTTCAAGAGTATGGTTGGAAGAACGTGGGAACTATGTTTAAAGTAAACATTATTCCGTATGGTAAACAATTCCTTGAAGAAGAATTAGATCATGAAACAAAAACAGACGGATCTATTGTAAAAACAACATATGGTGTAGAAAGAATACCTGATATTATGTTACTTAAAGAAATGACTGCTTATCGAGATGGATTAAATGTCGATAGAATTGTTTCTTTTTGTGCGTTGGTAGCATTTGCAAAAGTGCAAGAATCAAATAGAGGATATACAAAACGTGTTGAAAGAGAGGATAGTAATTTGGATAAATCAAATAAAAATGTTAAATTGAGAGTGAGTCCTTTTCGACATTATGGTGCATCATATTCAAATAGTGACACAATGAAAAAACCGCGCAATCCGTTTAAAAACATTAGATAATTAATATACTAATTTATCAAAAAAATATTTAAGTCATGCCAAAAGTATATAATGCTTTACAATTAAAAGGTGGAGCAAAATCTGAATATAACAGAATGGGTACAATTACTCAACCTGTTCAATTTTTACTGACAAAAGATAAAGATGAAACATGGGGTGCATGGAACATGGACTGGCATGAAATGCAAGGTCTTAAACAAATAAGACGTAATGCAAGAAGATTATTAAAAAATTACAAACTTGCAAACGGTATTATTGACAAGTCAGACTATATTATTGAAGAAGATAATGAAATGGCTGAACTAATTGACACATTAACAAAGGAAGACCAATCTGCATTTGAATTAAAGTTTTTTCCTATTATTCCTAATGTCATTAATGTACTAACTGGTGAATTTGCAAAACGCAATGATAGAATAACATATCGCGCTGTTGATGATGTTTCTTTTAACGAATTGTATGAAATGAAAAGAAGCATGATTGAAGAAACTCTTATAAGTTACGGTGAACAAAAAATGCAAGAAACAATTGCACAAATGAGTTTAGACTTGCAAAACCCTGAACAAGCACAGCAAGCGCAACAAATGATGCAACCTGAAAATATAAAAACGCTTCCTGAGATTGAACAGTTTTTTAAAAAAGATTATCGATCAATGATAGAACAATGGGCGACACATCAACATGAAGTTGATACTGAACGTTTTTCTATGAAAGAGTTAGAAAATCTTGCATTTAAAGACATGTTAATAACAGATAGAGAGTTTTGGCATTTTAACATGCGCGAAGATGATTATGAAATAGAACTTTGGAATCCATTATTGACATTTTATCATAAATCACCAGAAGCTAGATATATATCACAATCTAACTGGGCAGGTCGTATGGATCTTATGACCATTTCTGATATAATTGATAAGTATGGTTATATGATGAATGAGGAACAACTTGCAGCACTTGAAGTAATATATCCAGTAAAATCAGCAGGATATATGTTACCAGGTGTACAAAATGATGGCTCATTTTATGATGCAACTCGATCTCATGAATGGAATGTTCAAGGACCATCTCTTGGTATGAGACAATTTATAGCGCATAGAGATGCAATATTAAATACAGGTGACGATATAATTTATAGAATTTTAAATGAATCAGAAGATTTAATGGATTTTAGTAATTATTCGTTATTACGTGTAACTACTGTTTATTGGAAATCACAACGCATGGTTGGTCATTTAACTAAAATTGATGATGATGGTATACCAATGGAAATGATTGTAGACGAAAACTATAAAATTACTGAAAAACCAATATATGACAACACTGTACTTAAAAACAAAACAAAAGACAATTTATTATTTGGAGAACACATTGACTGGATATGGATTAATCAAACGTGGGGTGGTATCAAGATTGGACCGAATAGACCCTCATTCTACGGTAACAATGACAGTACTGGATTTGCTCCAATATATCTTAATGTTGGTCCGATAAGATTTCAATTTAAAGGTGACTTTACATTGTATGGTTGTAAGTTACCAGTTGAAGGTGCTGTGTTTTCAGATAGAAATACTAAGTCACGTTCTCTTATTGACAAGATGAAACCATATCAAGTTGGATACAATTTAGTTAATAATCAAATTGCTGACATTCTTGTAGATGAATTAGGTACAGTAATTATGCTTGATCAAAATGCATTACCACGTCACTCAATGGGTGAAGACTGGGGTAAAAATAATTTAGCCAATGCATATGTTGCAATGAAAAATTTTCAAATGTTACCATTGGATACTTCTATAACAAATACAGAAAATGCATTAAACTTCCAACATTATCAAGTATTAAATCTTGAACAAACACAAAGATTATTATCACGTATACAATTGTCTACATATTTTAAAAATCAAGCATTTGAAGCAATTGGTATAACTCCTCAACGACTTGGTGGACCAACATCGCAAGAAACAGCAACAGGTGTTACACAATCATTAAATCAATCTTTCTCACAAACAGAAATGTACTTTGTGCAACACAGTGAAAATTTAATGCCACGTGTACATCAAATGCGCACTGATCTTGCTCAATATTATCACAGTAATAGACCAAGCATTAGACTACAGTATGTAACAACAATGGATGAAAAAGTAAATTTTCAAATTAATGGTACTGAGTTATTATCAAGAGAGCTAAATGTATTTACCTCATCAAAAGTAAATCAACGAATGATTACAGAACAAATTAGACAACTTGCACTATCAAACAATACAGCAGGTGCATCTATATTTGATTTGGGTAACATCATTAAAGCAGATTCAATGGCTGAAATTACACATACTCTTAAAGCAATTGAGGATAAAGTAAATGCTCAACGTCAACAAGAGCAAGAAGCACAGCAACAAGCCATGCAAATGCAACAACAAGCTGAAACAGAAAGACAAGATAAAAAACTTGCTTTTGAAGCTGAACAGAATCAATTAGATCGTGAAAACAGTTTACGTGAAGCTGAAATACGTTCTGCAGGATACACAGCTATGCAAGATGTTAATGAAAATCAACAATCTGATTATATTGATACTTTAAAATATCTTGATGAAAAGAATATGCGTAATGAAAACATATCTTTACAACGCGATAAAGAAATTAATCGACAAGTAAATGAACAACGTAAATCTAATTTACAACAACAAGAACTTCAAACTCGCGAAAGAATTGCTGACAAACAGTTACAAATTGCAGCAATAAATAAGAATAAATATGATTCTAAATCACCTTCAAAGAAGTAGTAAAATGGATTATAGCGTTATAGTCGAAAAAAGTTAAAATAATTTTTGCACAATATTAAATCTTTAAAATTTATTTGTGTAGATTATATATGAAGAAGATTTGAAAAAAAAATAACTAATAATTAAAAAACATGAGTGCAGACGCAAACAACAGTTCCACAGTTGATAATGTAAGTATCGACAACATTGATGATTTTTTACCTATGCCTGGTGCAGAAAGTATTGTAACATCAGATGAAGAAGATGATAAACCAAACTTGTTTACATCTGGTAACAAACCTGTAAATATGGATTTCTTGGATGAAGATTCTAGTAAAAAGAAAACCAATAATGAAGATACAGAGACAAGTGAGGCAATTGCAGAATTAGATTCTGCTTTAGAAAATGGTGATGACGAAGAAGATTTTAAGTTAAAACCTGGAAGAAAAAAAACTGATAAAAGCGGATTAGTTGATTTCTTGAAAAAAAGAATCGAAAACAACGAGATGTTTGCTTTTGATGATTATGATGATGCAAAACAATCATTAGACGAATATCTTGGAAATCTTTCTGAGAAAGATGTTGAAGATTTGTGGAAAGCAAACATCGATAACATGAAAAATGAAGTCGCTGCTGCTACACCAAAAGAGTTCTTTGAAAGTTTACCTGAAGAATTACAATATGCTGCAGAATATGTTGCTAAAGGTGGTCAAGATTTAAAAGGTCTATTTAGAGCACTTGCACAAGTTGAAGAGGTTAGATCACTTGATCCGCGTCAACCAGAGCACCAAGAAATAATTGTTAGACAATATTTACAAGCATCTGGATTTGGAAATGGTGATCAAGAACTAATTGAAGATCAAATTCAAGAATGGTTTGATAATGGTAATTTGCAAAAGAAAGCAATTCAGTTTCAACCTAAATTAAACGATATGCAAGAAGAAGTTGTTCAAGCAAAGCTTGCGCAACAAGAAGCATATAAACAACAACAGCAGCAAAAGAAAGAAGCATATATGCAAAATATATATGAAACTTTAAAACCTGCTGAATTAAACGGAATTAAAATAGATAATAAAAGACAAAAAATGTTGTGGGATGAACTTACAACAGTTAAGTATGAAAGTCTTACAGGTAGACCAACCAACTTGCTTGGTAAACTATTAGAAGACTATCAGTTTGGTCAAAAACCAAGATATGATTTGATTGCTGAAACATTGTGGTTACTTTCTGATCCAGAAGATTATAAAGAAAACATTAGAAAACAAGCAAAAAATCAAGCAGTTCAAGAAACGGTTAAAAAATTAAAAACAGAAGAAGCTCGTAAAATATCTTCTTATGTTAAAGATGAAGTTGATGAAAAAACATCCTCTAAAAAATTAAGTAAACCGCAAAATATATTTAGTAGACGATAATTAATAATAAATAATATTAACCTTAAATTACTTTAATTACAATGGCAACACCTGTTTTAAACAATGGTCTCTTCTTGCGTGATACAACTTACAAGGTAAGTTCGCATGTAGATTCGTACCATTTGCAGAATATGCTTAGATCATCAGAACCAATGGATTTAGGTCCTGTTGATTTATGGGCAATGACGCAAAAGGTAGAAATGCCTCTTTATCAGATGGCATCTTTTGGTGGTAAAAACACCATTATGGTTGACAATGCTCGTGGTGAGTACAAATGGCAAACACCAATTGTACAAGATCTTCCTTACATTGTTGAAGATGTTGAACCTACTCAAACTGCTTTAGGAGCTGATGGAGTATTGTTCAAAATTAAAATTAACAGACGTATATTTGGTCCTGGTGATATTATCACTTATGACAAATATAAAGGTTTGGAGCTTTACATTGTACCGTCAGAAGACATTCTTCCAACAGGAGATGGTTTTATTTACACAGTACAACTAGTAAACAACAACAACACCGCTACTTTAGACAAAAAGTATCTTAAACCTGGTACTAAATTTTTTAGGAAAGGTTCTGCTCGTGGTGAGTATGGTGAAAGATTTTCAGACATCGGAGAATTGCAAAATGG